CTACATGGCAACTCCCACTCCAATTCGGAATACGTTGATAGCTGGGTTGCTGTGGGGTTTTGGATTATTGTTATTATCTTTGCCCTTTTTTGTTATGCTATTTTTAGGTGGATGTAGTTATGGCTGTAATTAAAAATTTTCCTCCGATTAAACAATCAAGAGAAATAAATGAATGGCAAAAGAAACAGGATCTTAAACCTATACCTTTAAAAGTATTGGAAGATGCTTTAAAGGATAAGACATCTGAAAATTTAAAATTTTCACAAGAAGACTTAATATCGATTTTGGACTTGATATTACCCGTAGGAGAAATTACCCGTAGTCCTGATACACCAAAAGGGAAATATGAATATAACCTTCCTAATTATGAAGATATGGGTTTAGCGAGTATTTTAGGAAGCATAGCTACTTCTAAAGGAAAAAAGGTTAAAAAGTTAGGAACAAAAATATTAAAAAAATTTACTACTGCTAGAGGATCAAAATATAATTGGCATGTAGATAACCGTACTCAAAGAATATGGAGAAGTCCTAAAGGTCATCATGATAAGTCAACTGGTATTCAACCAGATGCTCCAGGTTTTTTTATAAAACCTAATGATGCATATAAGTTAAATCCTCTTGCTAATCCTAAAACATCTACACAATTACTTCCTCCAATAACACGCGAAGGTAAACATATAGCTAAAGTAAGAAATACAGATACTGGTGAGATAGTTAGTGAAGTAGAGATTTTGGCAAAACCTGAAAAAGGACTTCTTCCTTTAGAAGTTTTTTATCCAGTTAGTCCTAAAGGGTATCCAAACGTTGATGAAAAAATTGGTGTTCACGTAGGAAGTAAGATTATATCTATAGATTAAATAATGGCTGCTGCTAAGAAAAAAGATTATATAGAACTACGGGATAGGCTCTTTGAACAAGCTATGGTTAAAGCTAGAAATGATTTCTTTACATTTCTAAAACTCATGGTGCCGTTTCTCATTTCCGATTTCAAGATGGGAAAGCATATAGAACTGATTGCAAAGAAACTACAAAAGGTCGAGGAAGGAACCATCAAACGTATCATGGTGTTTCTTCCTCCCCGGTCCTCCAAGTCTGTTATCTGTTCCAAACTGTTTCCCGCTTGGTACATGGGACGACACGCCAATCATGAAATACTTTCCGTATCTCACTCCGATCAATTGGCGGCAGACTTTGGCAGGGCTGTAAGAGATATAGTTAACACGGATCTATATAAACAGATTTTTCCTGAAACGACTTTGAGGTCTGATGTACGAGCCGCTGGTAAATGGCAGACTAATCAAAACGGTGTTTACATAGCTGCCGGTGTTCGTTCACAGATTGCAGGTCGTGGTTGCCACGTTGCTCTTCTAGATGATGTTATGTCGGAAGAAGATGCCTTTTCAGAAGCTGGCCGTAGGTATATTAAGGAATGGTATCCTGCTGGTCTACGGACACGTTTAATGCCTAATGGTAGTGTTGTGATCATAAACACGCGATACCATGAAGATGATATATGCGGCTGGCTTCTGGAAACTGAAAAGAAAAGAAAAAAGGATTCGATATTAACAGATGAAGAAGAAGAGATAGATGATTGGGAAGTTATAAAGATCCCTGCTTGGCTGGACGATGATTCGGCAGAGCTATTGGATATGCCTTCTGGAACTTCCTATTTTCCCGAATGGAAACCGGACAGGCTTCTAAAGAAGGATGAGCTAGAGATACGTTCTCAAAACGGAACCAAGTACTGGCAGTCTTTGTTTATGCAAGATCCTACTCCAGAAGAAGGAGGGATTATAAAAAGACATTGGTTCAACATCTGGGAATATATGGATTCGCCGCCTGATTGTGATTTTATTATTCAAACCTGTGATACGGCTTTTTCCGTCAAGACTAGCGCCGATTACTCCGTTATTCAAACTTGGGGGATATTCGATAAAATAGCTACCGATAGCCTTGGAACCGAAAGAATTATTCCTAATCTTATTCTTTTAAGTAACAAAAGAGAAAGACTTGAATATCCAGAGTTGCGTAGTACCGCTCAAGAGATGTATGATAGTTATGAACCAGATGTTATAATTATTGAAAAGAAAGCTTCAGGCCAATCTCTTATACAGGATTTGAGAAGGGCTGGCTTGCCTATTCTGGAATATAATCCTGATAGAGATAAGGTAACACGAACCAATGCATCTACCCCGCTCCTTGAATCTGGAAGAATTTGGGTTCCTGATAAACCCTTTGCTCATGATCTAATCAATGAAGCTATTGCCTTTCCCAACGCTACCTATGATGACCAAGTAGATGCTATGGTAATGGCTATTCTTTATATGAAGGATGCTTGGAAAGTCGATCATCCATTGGATGCGTTTCAAATTAACGAGATTGAAGACAACACATACAAACCCAAACGGGTAGGATATTGGAGATTTTAATTATGAGGATAATATCTTATGGCTGAGAAAAAAAATAATAAAACTGATCATGATTGGGCTAGAGCTATCTTAGCAAATAAAAGAAATCCTGGTAAATTTACAACTGTTCATAATATTAAAATTCCCCATAAACCGTCTACACCAGATATTAATGAAGCTAATGGAATTTTAGAACATTTAAGAAGAGGTAAAAAACAATATAAAAGAGGAATGGGTGTTGCTCTTAGAGGCGGCGGTTCCGTAACCAGAGGATAATATCTTATGGCACCAATTATTGTTATGATTGCCGGTACGTTATTGCGTTTAACAGCAAGACAATTACCTGGATTTTTAGCTAAAGGCGCAAGACGTATTCTTAAACCGACTACCGCACAAATAAGAAAATCTAGACTACCGAGAAAGCCAGGAGCCAGAACAGAAGGGCATATAAAACGTGTAAAACAAAAAGCTAGAGAGGAAAAGTATATTCCTAAAACCGACCCTGAAGGTTATAAAGATATTTATAAAGGGGATGAAAAAGGAGTTAGACGTTTACAGGAAGTAAGAGATATGGAATGGGATGAAATGTTGAATCCTCCTCCTGATAAACCTGGACGTATTTCTACGACAAAGGGTAAACGTGGTGGTTCTGTTAGAGGAAAACAAAGAGGCATAGGCAAAGCCCTTAGAGGCGGTGGTGCCGTAACCAGAGGATAATTGAAGTTATGCCAAAAGTAGGAAACATACATTTTCCATATACACCAGCAGGAAAATTAAAAGCTAAAGCTTTTGCAGATAAAACAGATCAAAAAGTAACTCATAAAAGAGGTGGTAGTGTAAAGAAAAAAAAGAAGAAGGATAAAAAATGGATTCAAAAAGTAAGTAAATCCATAAAGAAACGTGGGACTAAGGGGAAATGTACTCCTATAACTAAACCAGGATGTAAAGGTCGTGCCAAGGCTCTTGCTAAGACTTTTAAAAAGATGGCTAAAAAACGTAAAGGTAAAAAGAGGAAAGCCTAACAATGACAGAAAAAAAGTGTAAGTGTGAAAACTGTAAATGTGAATCTTGCGGTCCTGAATGTAACTGCGAAAACTGTACGCCTGAAAGGTGCGATTGTGTAAAAGACGATGGCTGAGATAACAAATGTAGAACGTAACCCTTATGCAAATCAAGGGGGAAACGGTACTAAAGATACTCTTGGTATTGTCGAAGAAGGTATAGAAGTTATTCTTCCAGACGAAGAAGGGGGTATTGAGGTTGAAAGTTTGATGGAGGTTGTAGGACAGATGACCTATAACCATAATGAAAACCTCGTAACTGAACTTGATGAAGATGAACTTGATGAGATAGCTACCAAAGTTATCGAAGGGTTTGAGGCTGATAAGGAAAGTAGAGCAGAGTGGGAAGCTACTTTTGAAAAAGGGTTTGATCTTCTGGGGCTTAAACTTGAGGAAACTAGTGAACCATTTCAAGGAGCTTGTACTGCCGTTCATCCTTTGTTAATTGAATCAGCCGTTAAGTTCCAATCAAAAGCAACCCAGGAATTGTTTCCTTCTAAAGGGCCGGTAAAAGTACAGGTAGTTGGTAGTCCTAATGTTGAAAAGGATCGTCAAGCTACCCGTGTCATGAACTTCATGAACTACCAGTTGACAGATCAAATGGCAGAATACTTTGAAGAATTGGAACGAATGTTGTTTAACCTTCCAATCTTTGGTTCGGCTTTTAAAAAGATTTATTTTGATATGTCGTTTGAACGTCCGGTTAGTGAGTTTGTTCCTATCGACCAGTTTTATGTTTCCAACTTTGCTTCAGATCTTAAACGTGCGGAGCGTTATACTCATGTTCTCTATCGTTCTCCTAACGACCTCAAGCGTGACATCGAAGCAGGGATGTACACTATTGACCACTATGACGATCAAGGGCTACCAGAGGCTCTTCCAGTAGAGCCTACACCTATTAAAGCAAAGATGGATAGGATTATGGGGATTGAGCCTAATTACGATGATGAACCTCAATATACTATTCTGGAGCAGCATTGTTATCTAGAGATTGAAGAAGAGATAGATGAGGATGAAAATCCTCTTACAGTAGCCTTACCTTATATTGTTTCTATTGATGAACAAAGTAGAAAGGTACTTTGTATAAGACGTAATTGGAGGGAAGATGACCCACGCAAAGAAAAGCTTATGTGGTTTACTCATTACAGGTTTGTTCCTGGGTTCGGTTTTTATGGTCTTGGCTTCATCCATTTCCTAGGTAATCTTACAGCAACGGCAACTTCTGCTGTACGTAACCTTGTCGATGCTGGACAGTTTGCTAATCTTCCTGGTGGGTTTAAATCTAGAGGTGTTAGGATTGTAGGAGATAATGATCCTATTGCTCCCGGTGAGTTTAAGGAAGTTGAAGCCACTGGTATTGATTTAACAAAGTCAATCATTCCACTACCTTATAAAGAACCTTCACAAACTTTGATGAAGATGCTGGAGTATGTAGCAGCGGCTGGGCAGAAGTTTGCCGATTCGACGGAACAGGTCATTGCGGATTCTACCAACTATGGTCCGGTAGGAACTACCCTTGCTCTTCTTGAGGCTTCCACTAAATTCTTTAGTGCTATTCATAAACGTCTTCATTATAGTCAAAGGCAGGAATTTCGTATTCTAGCTCGTATCAATTATGATTTCCTTCCCAATGAATATCCTTATGATATTCCAAATATAGAAGGACAGATATTCAAGAATGATTTCGATGGACGAGTTGATATCATTCCTGTTTCAGATCCAAACGTACCATCTTCTTCGCATCGGTTGGCGATGGCACAGATGGTTATGCAGATGGCTTCACAAGCTCCTGCCGGGATGTACAACCTTAGAGAGATAAACAGCACGATGTTGGATGCGGCTGGTATTGAGAATCCTGATAGATTTCTTATACCGGAGGAAAAGCCTATTCCTCGTGATCCTATTTCTGATATAAACGCCGTATCCCAAGGGTTGCCTATAAAGGCTTTTCCCGGTCAGGATCACCAAGCTCATATCATTGTAAAGGAGTCATTTATAAATGATCCTACTCTGGGTCAGAATCCTATTATGCAAACGATTGTTCCGCTATTGCAAGCTAATATCAGAGAGCATATGATAATGCAGTATGAGGAGCAAATGACGGGGATGCTTGAAGCTGGTGTAGAACAGGCTGGTGTAGGTAGCGAAGAAGCTATCAGTGAAATTACCAGAGGTGCTGCACAGGAAATTCTACAGAACAACCAGCGTATGGCTGAAATGGGTACTGTAGAAGATCTGGAACGGCAGACTTTGGAACTTCAGAAAGAACAGCTTAATCTTGAGAGAGAAAGATTGAAGATAGATGCTGCTCAGAAAGCTGCAAACATTGCTCTTGAAGAAGAGGAATTGGATCTTAAAAAGGATACGCTTGAGATAGAAGCGGCAGAGAAATTGGCTAAGATAAAAGAACTGGAAAAAGATCGTTCTGTTCTTTCTCAAAGTAAAGAGGAAGATCGTGATGATAAGTTTGTTATAGAAATGATGAAATTGTTAATGAAGGAAACAGGATTAACAATTGAAAAACTAAAAGAAGAAGTAGACTTAACGCCAGAACGATTTGCCAGTCAAGGAGAAGTTAAAAATCCACTAGTTATAGGAGATCCTTGGGAGTGGAGTGAACAAAAGGAAATGCCTGAACAACCTGTTTCTCCAGGTCCAACTCTTCTAGAGCAGATGAAAAAGTTTTTTAAACTTCATGGATATATACCATCTGAACCTAGTGGTGAGGATTTAACAGAGTTAGAAGGATTAGGTGTTGAAGAAGCACCTCCAGCACCTGTACTACCGTCAGAACCAGCAATACAGGAACCGCCTTTAGCTTCTCTTGATGCTTTAGCTGATTCTATATCTCCATTAAAACCTACAGGGATTGAACCTATAGTTGAAATACCTGGGATAAAGTCACCAGCAAAACCAGAAGTTAAATCAAAAAAAGATATAATATTTACAGATAGTCCTTATATATCATCTATAGATAAAAAGACTATAGCATTTATAGAATCTAGTTTGAATCCTGCTAATATAGTTAAAGGAAAATCGCCGGATAGAGCTAGAGGTTTATTTATGTTTAAGCCATCAAGAGCAAAAGAATTAGGTATAGATGATGAAAAATCTTTAATGGAAGAAGATGTTCAACAAAATTTGTTTGATAAATCTATTGAAGAGAATTTTCCTATATTAGAACAAGATTTAGGAAAAGGAAATGTAACGGCTTTTGATATTATGATGGTTCATCAGCAAGGATTAAGAGGATGGCGAGAATTAAGACAATTCCGTTCTCGTAAAATAAATGATATTAAAGATGATGGAATTAGAAATAATGTAAAGAATAACTTACGTCCAGAAACTAAACGTAAAGGTAACAAGGCTACAATTGAAGATTTTATTAATGATTGGAAAAATCATTATAATAAAATTAGAAAGAAATATTCAAAATAACAATGACAATATCTAGAAGTGACATATCAAAAGAACTAACGCCTAATTTAGGAAATAATGCAAAAAGGAGAAATAGCATGGCAAAGAAGAAGAAGAC